CCATCTGTTCCGGCGCGTGCGCCCCGGGCAGAACCGCGGCGTGCCCTATCTTGCCCCTGTGATCGAATCGCTCAAGCAACTCGATCGGTACTCGGAGGCCGAGATCATGGCTGCCGTGGTTTCGGGCATGTTCACGGTTTTTGTAACGACTGAGGGACAAGGGCTGGATCCGGCCAACCAGGTCGGCATGGGAGCGGAAACAGGGGCGCGTGCATCGGACAAGGATGTAAAGATGGCCCCTGGCGCCATGATCGATCTGGGCCCGAACGAAAAGATCGAAACCGCCAATCCTGGACGTCCTAATACAGCGTTTGATCCGTTCGTGCAGGCAATCCTGCGTCAGGTGGGCGTGGCGCTGGAGCTGCCCTTTGAGGTGCTGATCAAGCACTTCACCGCGAGCTACAGCGCAGCGCGGGCGGCGCTCCTCGAGGCATGGAAGTTCTTCCGCGTTCGCCGCGCCTGGCTTGCTGCCAAGTTCTGCCAGCCGATCTACGAAACCTTCCTTGCCGAAGCAGTCGCAAGCGGACGCATCTCCGCTCCCGGTTTTTTCGATGATCCCCTGATTCGCGCAGCCTATTGCGGAGCCGAGTGGCAGGGCGATGGCCCCGGCGCAATCGACCCCCTCAAAGAAGGTCTGGCGGTAGAGAAACGGCTGCAGATTGGACTTACCACTCTCTCCAAAGAAACCGCAGCTTACGACGGCAGCGACTGGGAAGCCAACCACGCACAGCAGGTGCGTGAGCGGGCCATGCGGCGGGAGGGAGGATTAGAAGCCGGAATGCCAACTCCCGCGCAGAGACCTGCCTCAAACATGGATGATGGCCACAATCCAGATAGACCGGATCAACCCGACGAACCAGACGGCCCCGATAACGCGGTGCGCAGCCTCCTGCCAGATGAACGCGAGGAGTATGAGCAACAGATAGCAATGTTGTCTGCCTCTCTCGGTCAGCTAAATGAAACCGTGGAGCAGCTCCAGGCGCAGCAGCCGCAGGCGTACATCGAACGCATCGAGCGTGGCACAAACGGTGAGATCGTCCGTGTCGTACGGAAGACATCTCAAGGGCACGTGATGGTGGACAACATCGAGCGCGACGTAAATAACGAAATCATTCAGATCAACAGGACAATGAGGAAGGAGCAGTAATGGCAAACGTATTTTTCGATCCAGGTCGTGAAGGTATTCTGGACCGCAGCATTGATATGACAGGTGACGTGCGTGTAATGCTAGTAAGCAGCGCATACACCTTCAACGCGTCTCACAAATTCCTTTCAGATTTGGGAGCGACCGACAATGGCCGCAGCGCTGCTCTCGGTAGCAAAACCTACACTGGCGGCGTGTTTGATGCTGCCGATACATCCCTTACTGCAACCGCCGCTGTCGCGAGTAACGCCCTGGTTACATATCAGCATACTGGTTCAGATGCCACAGCCAGGCTGATTAATTACATCGATACGCCCAGCTCAGGACTGCCGTTCACTCCCAGTGCCGGGCAGACCGTGAACATTACCTGGGATAACGGCGCCAACAAGATATTCAAGCTGTAATGAGCACTCTCACCGATGCCCAGAAAGACACACTGCGCGCCCACCTGGCAGACCAGAAGTATCAGACCCTGTTGAATGAGGGAAAACCCGGGCACGTGGTCGATCTGCTGAACGACAAAAGCACCCAACTCAATCAGGAACGCTGGGTGACCTCACTCACCATCATGGCCGAACTTGGTGTAAGCATGTACCGAAGCATCATGAACAAGCTGGATGCGATCGCGGTTGCGGATGTGGCGGTCCGTGATTTTGCTGCTCGGCTGAGGTTACCGGCTGGGGCAGACATCGGACACGTAAACACCCTCGATATGATCGATCAGTTAGCCGCGCTGCAGGACGGCTTCACTCCTGAAGAAGCCACGGCGCTGAAAGCTATGTCGCTCCTGCCCGCCTCTCCGATGGATGTACTGGGTTTACCGCCTGCCACTGAAGAGATGCTGAGAGACCTATGACAACATTCACACAATCGCAGGGAGCGCGCGGCACATCGGTTTTCAACTTGGGGACGCTTGCTTCCGGCACCTACATTGCATCCGCAGCTATCGATCTTGGACCTGCTATTCCCCTGGATGTGACGTTAGAGCTCGAGTGTGATCCCAACGGCGCGCCCACCGGCAACAGGCAGCTCGTGTTCTTTGCCAAACTGTCGCTCGACAATGTGAACTTCGGCAGCGGCCCTGAAAGCGGAACCGACGCCACCAATGAGGCCGACCTACACTGGATCGGCACATTGCCATGCAATGACACGAACGTGCACCGAAAGCTTTTCAGCCTGCAAGGTCTGCCGGTTGCTCGCTATCTCAAGTTGGTTGTGAAGAACGACATTGGTGTGCCACTGACGTCTGGCAATATTTACCGCGCAGATATAACTGGGGTGTCCACCTAAGTGTCTGCAATCCTTCTGCCGAATAAATTCCGGCAACAGCCTCAATATCCTGCACCTCTCAAGAACCCTAATTTCTGGAGGCTTGTGGATATTGAGGGGTTGCCGTTACAAGGGACTGCGGCCTCCTCTATCACTCGCACCTATACAGGGACAACGCGGCTAGGCACCGGCAAAGCAGGCAAAGGTATTGAGTTCGTCGCAGATTCTGACTGGATGGACTACGGGGTAGTTCCCGAGCTTCACCTCTCCACGATGACAGGGCTGATTGTCGTGGAGATGCCTGCTACCTCAAGTGGGGTTATCTTATTTAGCACCAGAATATCGGGATCGTTCACTGAAGGATTTGTTCTTCGTATTCTTTCGTCAGGGATAGTCAACTCTCTGAAACAAGATACGATTGAACTTGGATCGAGCGTTGGAACTGTAAGGAAAGGCGGTGTAAGCAATATAGCCTGGAGCTATAACAATGTCAGCGGCCTTTTTCGCTTTGCGGTAGATGGGGTATTTAATTCTTTTTCTGCGCCACAGACGTTTACGCATTACCTCGTAGGGCGAAACCGATATTACGATTATAGTCCGGTTCAAGCTGGATCACACAAACAGTATTTATTTGCGCTATCAGCGGAATGCGACAAAGTCAGTAGCGCGGAACTGGTCGGCTGGTCGCTTAATCCGTGGCAGATATTCAAAGCACCAGCTAGAAGATTCCCGGTTGCCCCTCTCGGAGGAACCACTCATGATCTAATCGGCATCGGCCAGATCAGCAGTGCTGAAGCATTTGGCACCTCAGCCCTCAGTGCTGGCATAACCTCTTCCGGGGTAGCAGCCGGCGCAGCACTGGGCAACGCCGGGCTTACGGTAGAGATTTTAACTGCCGGCATTGCTACCGCTGAAGCCATAGGAAGCACAGCGGTAGTTGCTGCAGTCTCTGCTGCCGGTATCGAGACCACCGAGGCAGAGGGCTCACCGCAACTTGCGGCCGGTATCGCTGGCTCGTCTATTGCCAGCACCGAGACTTTTGGCAATGGGACCCTTACCACACGCATCCAGGCGGGGGGCATTACCAGCACTGAGGCAGTCGGCGCGCCGGAAGTTGGCGGAGTAGCTGCTGCGAATGTAATCGGTGTAGGCGCTATCGCAAGTGCGGAAGTATCCGGTAGTCCGGCTGTATCTGTAATCGTCGAAAGTGCAGGAATCACTGCTGCCGAGGCTCTTGGTCAACCCGCCGTAGGTGTGCCTGCAGCCTCTGTTAACAGTGCCGGACAGATCGCCACTGGCGAAGCCTTCGGCTCCCCAGCTGCGGCTCTCGCTGTTGCAGTCGCTGGTATCGCTAGCGCGGAAACCACCGGCAACGCAGCCGTAGTCGTCGCCATTAATGCCGCCGGTAATATCGCAACGACCGAAGTTGTCGGCGTACCCCTCGTTGGCGAAGCAAGTCCCCAGGAGATCAGTGGCGCCGGCGGAATCCTCAGTGCTGAAGCCTTCGGCAGCGCGAACATTCACCCTCTGGTGCCCTATACCGGCACTGGTTTTCAGCAGGGTTCCGGTCATCGCCCTATCCGGCAACACAGACAGCCTGTCCCAGTGATACTTGCGCATCGCATTGGCGCAGCAGGAATCGAAAGCGCGGAACGTTTCGGCTATCCGACCCTGACCTGGCGCGGACGTACTCGCAGGATCCGCGAAGAAGAATTCCTGCTCGGCCGGGCAGCGTAATTGGAGAAAAAGATGAGCAAGCTACTCGATATCGTCAATGGCCCCTGGGCAATTCAGCCGGAAAAGCTTCAGGAAATCCGGGCGATTTATGAAACCCACCTCAAGGGCGAGAAGATCAATCTGGACGTTGCGCGGCAGCAGACGGGTCTGCCGCTGGAGAATGGATCGCAAGGTTACGATATCGTAGACGGAACCGCCGTCATTCCCGTCATCGGCGTGATTGCCAAGCGCATGAATCTGTTCCATGCCATTTCCGGTGGCGCATCTACAGAGCTTGTGGCGCGGGATATCCGCGATGCATTGGCGGATCCTCGAGTACATTCCATCATCCTGCATATTGATTCCCCGGGTGGGACTGTGGACGGTACCTCTACACTCACCGATCTCGTGCGTGAAGCAGGCACACAGAAAACGGTCGTTGCTTTTGCCGACGGAGTTATGGCCTCGGGAGCTTACTGGATAGGCTCTGCCGCTTCCGCCATCTACATCGATGGGCCTACGACGCAAGTTGGCTCTATTGGCGTCGTGGCAACACATGTGGATGTCAGCCAGTCCGAAGCCAAGCAGGGCATCAAAACCACGGAAATCTCTTCTGGCAAGTACAAGCGCATTGATTCCAGCTACGCGCCACTGTCAGAAGAGGGCAGGCAGACGATACAGGCTCGGACTGACTATCTCTATTCCATTTTCGTGGAGACGATTGCGGCCAATCGCGGCGTCTCTGTCGATACCGTTTTGCAAAAAATGGCCGACGGCAGGATTTTTATCGGCCAGCAGGCCATCGATGCCGGACTGGTGGACGGTGTTTCCACCCTCGATGCATTGATTGCCAGTTTGGCAAATGGCAACAAGCCCACTACCAGGCCAGCCGGTGTTGCTGGCAGGGGAGAACCAATCCATTCAACCGACAAAGGAATCACTATGTCTATTACTAAAGATTTCATTGCGCAAAATCATCCCGATATTGCGGAGGCTTTTCGCAACGAAGGCTATTCGCAAGGACGCTCCGAAGGCTTGGCCGATGGCGCAACTCAAGAGCGCGACCGCATCCTTGCCATCGAGGCGCAGGGCATGCCCGGCCACGAAGCACTTGTCGCTGCTCTCAAGGCAGATGGCAAGACGAGCGGCCCAGAAGCGGCAGTGCAGATTCTTGCGGCAGAAAAAGCAAAGCGCGGCAAGCAGCTGAGCGCGCTGGAGGAAGACGCTCCTGCTCCCGTGCCTTCTGCTCCAGCTCCTTCCAACCCTGCGCCAAGTGCAGGCGACGACAGGTCAATCGAAGAACGCTGTAAGGCCACCTGGGAAAGGGATGCCAAGATTCGGGCTGAATTTGGGACCTTCGAAGGTTATCGGGGTTATGAGAAAGCCATGAACGCGGGCCGCGTCCACATTCTCAAGAGAAACTGATCGTCTGCTAACAGACAAATAGCCGATAAATGGCCATTCGCAACCCGCCTCGAGCGGGTTTTTTTATGCCCTTTTTTAAGTGTTTTTAGAAGGAAAACGACACCATGAAAATCTCCAGATTCCCCTTGTATCTCGGCTTTGCCCTGCTGTGCGCAGGTCTCTTTCTTGCATTCGGTGCGCCCCAAATGGCAGATGCATCGCTGCTGCCAGCTATCGGCATCGGCATGACCACGCTGGCTGCCAATCAGCCGCGCGCTTACGAGCAAGGCAACCGTAATGAAATCCCCATGATCGCGAGCGACATCATCTATGAAGGTGCAGCGGTAGGCATTGTGGCGGCGAGTGGTCTTGCCCGTCCATTGGTTGCTGGTGATGCCTTTGCCGGGTTTGCCGAGGCAAAAGCGGATAACTCCTCTGGCGCCGCTGCCGCAAAGAATGTTCGGGTGATTAGCAATGATTTGATCGAGCTACCCATTGCCGGCCTGGCTATTACCAATATCGGCGCAGCGGTTTATGCCTCGGACGACAACACCTTCACGCTTGTGTCTACCTCGAATACCAAAATCGGGAAAGTGCGCCGCTTCATTTCAAGCGGTGTCGGCCTGGTGGCTTTTGAAGCCTTTACGAGCTGATCAGGACCAATTGATTAGCAAGCCATTCCGCATTCCCATCAATCTCTATAAGGATCAAAGACAATGGATCAAAGTAGTCTTTCCAGCCGCGCGATCATTGGCATTTACTACGCTCGTCTGGAAGTCAATCCCGGCCTCGCATGGGTGAACGGCGTCTCCAACATGTTCAACTCGGACCAAGAAACTGAATCCTACGGTTTCCTCGGTCAATCCCCCGCAATGCGGGAATGGATCGGCGGACGTCAGGCAAAGGGCCTGCGCGCGAATTCCATGTCGGTCACTAACAAGCACTACGAGGCAACACTCGAGATTGCGGTGCGTGATGCCAGGCGTGACAAGACTGGACAGATCCGCGCCCGGGTGGAAGAGTTCGCGGACCGCAGCATCAGCCATTGGGCAAGTCTGCTCTCGACGTTGATTCTCAACGGTGCGGCTGCCATGTGCTACGACGGCCAATACTTCTTCGATACTGACCATTCCGAAGGAGATTCCGGCACTCAGAGCAACGCCATCCAGGTTGATATCTCCACCCTCCCGGCTGTAGTTCATGGTGCTGCTGCCGCAGCGCCATCCATGGAGGAAATGCAGCAGGCGATCCTCGCAGGTATTGCGCAGATCCTCTCCTTCAAGGACGACCGCGGCGAACCCATGAACGAGAACGCTCAATCCTTCCTCGTCATGGTGCCGGTTGGCCTATACCTGACAGCGCTGGCTGCCGTGAGTGCTATGACGACCGCCGCACTGCAGCAAAACCTGAACCCTAATTTGATCCCAGGCCTCAAGGTTGATGTGCAGATGAACCCGCGCCTGACCTGGACGGATACCTTCGCAGTATTCCGTACGGACAGTCCGATAAAGGGGTTGATCCGTCAGAGCGAAACCGAGGTGGAACTCAAGGCCAAGGCAGAAGGCAGCGAGTTCGAATTCGACAACCAGGCCTGGCAGTTCGGCATTGATACCTGGCGCGCCGTGAGTTACGGCTACTGGCAGCGCGCCTGCAAGGTGCAGATGATCTGATTTTTCATGTGCAGCGTTCGGGCCTCCTCCCTATGGAGGCCCGTTTTTTCATGTTCTTCAGGAAGAGGGCCATGAAAAAACCAACAGGAGGTCGACATGAAATACAAAGTTGTAGCACCGTACATCGAGCTGTATTCAGGCGTTCTGACCCTTACCAAGGAGCAAGCTGCCGTTCGCGCGCACAACCTGCGCAAGGTCAAAGGGGGGCATGAAATCGTACGCCCTGTGCAATTCAAGCGGGGTGAGGAAATCGGCTATGACGGCGAGCTCACCCTCGAACTGGCGGAAGCGTTCGGCATTGAGAAGCCGGGAAAGAAAAACCAGTCCGAACAAAGTGTGCAGACGTCTGCACAAGATCCGTCTGCACAGGATCAGTAGCAAGCAATGGCCTTCGCCGAAGACCTGGGCGACTTCTTCGACACCGATGAGTTTGCCGATGCTGTCACCTACAACGGCGTAACGATAAACGGCATTTTCGATAATGCCTATTTCCAGGGACAGGGCATCCAGGGCAGCCAGCCCGTGTTTACCTGCCCCACAGCGTCGGTATCGAATGCTTTGCACGGCGATGAGCTGGTGCGCAATAGCGTGACGTATCGGGTGGTAGGCGTCGAGCCGGACGGAACCGGCGTAACGTTGCTTCGGCTGGAGAAGCAATGAACATAGAAATCCGCTCGAATGCTGACCGGGTGAAATCGATCCTGGTCAAGGTCACTTCGCAGATCAAGACCAAAGCTACTGTCCGCGCGTTGAATCACGCGATTACAAAGGTTAATACCGAGATTGGGCGTGAAGTACGCAAGATTTACAACATCAAGCTTTCAGCAATAAAAAAATCGAGCACGGTGAGTAAAGCTCATATGGAGCAGGCCAATCCCCGGGCATCGGTCAAATTTGCCGGTCGTCCGATCAGTCTGATCGAGTTTAGCGCTCGCCCGGTCAATCCCTGGAACGTGCCAGGCAGGACAAACCGTAAACCCGGTGGCGGGGTAAGCGTCCAGGTCAAGGTTGGCGGCAGTCGGCGCACCATCAAGCATGCCTTTATCGCCACCACTGGCGCTGGATATCGCGGTGTTTTCATGCGTGAAAGTGTTCATGGCGCGCCCAGGCGAACTGGGGGCGAGCAGAAATACAACGATCCAATCGTAAATCTGTACAGCATCAGTCTGCCGACTGCCATCAAAAACCAGATAGTGATTGACGCCGTGCGCACCGTGGGTGAGCAGTCGTTCGAATCCGAGCTGGCGCGCCAGGTGAAGCTGCTTAAAAAGGAGAAAAATTAATGGCAAACCATGTCCGCCAACAGTTGCGTGAAAACGTGGCAGTGCTGCTCACGGGTCTTTTCTTTACCGGATCAAGCGTGTTCCAGAGCCGAGTTTATCCCGTGCAGGAAGGAGAGTTGCCCTGCCTGTTGATCTCGACCGAAGAAGAGCTCGTGGAGAATCTGACCATGAGTTTTCCGCGGCGGCAGAGCAGGCGCATCACTCTGAGCGTAAAGGCGCTGGCCAAGACGGTAATCGATCTCGACGATGTACTAGACGGTATTTGCAAGGAAGTCGAATCTGTTCTCTCCACCAATCGAAATATGTCCGGGCTGGCAAAAGATACCCAACTGAAATCCACCGTTACAGGTTTATCGGGTGAGGGGGAACGTCCAGTGGGCGTGGCGCAAATGCGGTTCGAAGTCGTAATTCACACGCGGGAAGACGCTCCCGATGTGGCTGTTTGATTGAAATAACCTGAGAGGAAATAACCATGTCTGTAGATTCATCTGCGGGAACAACCCTGAAAATCTCCGCTTCCACTCCTGCTACTTTTGATGCCGCTGGCTACGGCGCGTTGACTTATACCAATATCGGAGAGATCACAAACCTGGGTGAATTCGGCCGAGAGTATTCGCTGATCACGCACAATCCGATCGGGAACCGCGGAACAGTAAAAAGAAAAGGGTCCTTCAATGAAGGCACTATGGCATTGCAGCTGGGTCTCGATAAAAACGATGCCGGCCAGATTCTTGCCAAGTCGGCCTCGGTCTCGGACGATGACTACAGCTTTGAAATAACTACACAGAACGGCGACAAGTACTACTTCCAGGCGCAGGTCATGAGCTTCAAGATCGGCCTCGGTGAGGTGAATAGCATTACGTCGGCCAGCATCAACCTCGAGATAACGACATCCTCAACGGGCGTCGGTGTCATTGAAAACTAAAAGAGGATAACCGGATGGCATCCCTGTCAGGAAAAGTATCGCTGAATGTCGACGTTACTCTTGCCAGTGCGCTGGATATTGGTACGGCAGAGTACCGGCCATCCTACAGCGCAATTTTCGCGCTCCAGAATGGTACAGGGGCGAACCAGGCCAACGAGTTGTTCTGCGACGAACGCACACTCGCCGCCTCCGCATCTGAAAACCTGGATTTGGCCGGATCGCTCACCAATGCCTTCGGTGCGACGATCACCTTCGACAAGGTGAAAGCACTGATCATCAAGGCAGCTGCTACAAATACGAATGACGTCCTGGTGGGTGGCGCGGCGAGCGCCCAGGCCTCGGCGTTTTTTGGCGACGTTACCGATGTGGTAAAGGTAAAACCGGGTGGAATGGTGGCATTCGTGGCGCCGGACGCAAACGGATATGATGTTACTGCCACTACCGCAGATCTATTGAAAATCGCCAACAGCGCCGGCGGTACGCCGGTCAGCTACACAATCATCCTCATCGGCGTCGTTTAAACCATCGGGCATTCCGCCCACCTGAGCACCGGCCCGGGTCGTGTCTTCCCTTCGCAGGGGAGCGCGGTCCGGGCGCGGGCATTTTTACCCTGCGAAAAGGAAGCAAACATGTTTGAAATTACCCAGCTGGCAGTAAACGAAACCACTGATATTCACCTGCGTGGACCTGATGACGAGCTGCTTTACGACGAAGCAGGCCGGTCGGTGACCATCACCGTCAATGGTCCTGGCACAAAGGCATTCGCCAAGGCGCAACAAGCCAAGAACAAGGCGCTGATGGAGTATGTTCGCAAGGGCAAGAGCAAACCAGACACCACGCTGGAAGACAACGCGGAGTTCCTGGCCCGTGTGACCGTGAGTTTCAACAATTTTTGGTACAAGGGATTGAGCGGCTACGAGCAATTCAAGGCGTGCTACCTGGATCAAAGCATCGGCTTCATTGCTGAGCAGGTCACGAAAGAACTCGGTGACTGGGCAAATTTTACGAAGGGGTCTACCAAGACCTGAGCCTCTATGTCCGGCAGACCGCGTGGCTGAACGCGGTGCCGGAAAGCCCTAAGAAAAAGAATCTTTCCAGCATCGAGCAGGAGCCGGTTTCTCGCCGGCAGAAGATCGAGGCGAATGGCGGGGATATCAATCTGCCACCGATCGAGCATGGTGCGTATTTGATCGATTACCTGTGGGAAATCGGTACTGCGGTCAGCACCGGATTCGGTCTTGCGGCAATTACTTTTGTAGAGCTGCGCGCCTGGCAGCAATGTGCCGGCATTGACCTGCAACCATGGGAAGTGCGGATCCTCCGGCTCTTGTCTTCCGACTATGTGGCAGAGAGCAAGCGGGCCGAAAAGCCCGACTCCCCGGCCCCATTCAGCAATAACACCATTTTGGAGTTTGATCGCGCAATCGTCGCCAAGCAGGTTGGCGATGCGCTGAAGGCTTTCGCCCGAGCAAAAAGAAGATGAACGGAAATATCGGCACTCTCACCATCGAGATGGCGGCCAACGTTGCGCGTCTGCAACAAGGCATGGAGCAGGCGAATCGCATCATTGGCCGCACCATGGGCGGTATCGAGCACATGGCAGGGATTGCCAGTACAGCGCTGGGCATGATCGGTGTGGGTTTATCCGTTGCTGGCATTGTCGCGTTCGGAAATCGCGGCATAGATATGCTCGCCCAGTTGGATGATGCAGCGCAGAAAACCGGCGCGTCTGTTGAAAACCTGTCAAAGATCCAGCGCGTGACGACAGAGCTGAACCATGATTTCGCTGCGGTCGAGTCATCGATTATCAAGCTTGCGAAGGGCATGGCTACCTTCGATAGCGAAACGAACTATACATCGAGGGCGTTAAAGACTCTCGGTATCAACTCACGTGACGCTGCCGGGAACCTGCGCGATCCCTCTCAAGTGCTGGTCGACATCGCCAGAAACCTGCAGAACTATCAGGATGGCGCAGCCAAATCGGCGCTGGTAATGGACCTTTTCGGGAAATCGGGCGCCGAGTTATTACCGGTGCTGAACGACATTGCCGACAATGTAGATCGCTTTGGCCCGATATCCGCCGAGGCCGCTGCCCAGGCAGCGCAGTTCCAGGATCAGATGAGCTCACTGCGCGCCCGGGTGGATGACGCGGTTATGTCGTTCGCTACCGGCCTCTTCCCTGCCCTGACTCGCATTACCGCATCAACGCGCGATGCTGGAGAGGGAATGAACATCTTCAATAGTGCTGGTCGAGCAGTAGGTGACATGTTCGTTTGGCTGCTGGAAAAAGCTTCCGCCGCCTGGATGATAATCGGCAACTTCGGCGATATGGCTGGTACGACAGGTCGCCAAATGCTCGCATTGCTCAAGGGCGATTTCGCTGAGATCGCCAGGCTGGAGAAGAATCTCGACAACGAGATGGGCAAGCGCTTGGCCGAGCATGAGCACTACGTATCCCGGATAACGGGCGGCAACAAGGAGATAGCTGAGTCAGCGGAAAAAGTAAAAAAAACTCTCAACTACCAGACCGGTACCCAGAGTGGAACGTCATCTGCCGCCTCCGAATACGAGCGCGCCACCAAAGCCGCCACCGACTATGTCACCCGCGTGCAGCAGGAAACCGAAGCGATCGGCCTGAATGCCGTCCAGGTGAAGCTGCTTGCCGCTGCCCGGGCTGCTGCCGCAGCGCCTCTGGAATCGCAACGGGTAGCAATTATGGCCTCTGCTCAGGCCTGGGCGGAAGCGACGGTAGCGCAGGAAGAGAATGCCGAAGCTGCAAAACGGCTGGAGGCTGAAGAAAAGAAGCGGCTGGACGGTTACGCCTCCCTGGTTGTCGCAGACGAAAAAGCCCTCGAATCGCTCAAGCAGAAAAACGACCTGCTTCAGTATGGCTCTGAGGCTGTAGCCAAACTGGGTCAAGCCGATCTGCAGGCCGCCCTTGATCGCGCTTGGGCTGCGGACAATATCGACGTCAACGTCATCAACATGCTCGAGCGCAGGCTCGAGCTATCCAAGCAATTGGCGACTGAGGCGAAGCGTGGAGAAGCCCTGGAAGCTGCG